CGCGGTAGAGGCCGCGGCACCTGTGGTGGCCGACCCACCCGCCCACGTCGACGACGTGGCGGCCCTCCCCGACGAACCGGAACCCGTCGAGGAGGAGGATGACAACGATGTTGAACCTGTACCCGAGTTGCAGGTTGTATCGGCTGACCAACAGGTGGTTTTGCATCACCCACCTGTCATCGAGGAGCAACATTTCACATTGCGCGCCCAAAAGGTGCAAGAGATGGTGGCCGAGGGGCCGCTAGCGATGCGACAAGCACTCGTGTTCCTATCAGGACCTTCTGGAGGGGAAGAAAAGTGGAACCTGAGCAACTTTCTCAAGAAGGTGGCGAAGGTCATATTCTTTCCGTTTCTCACCGGCGACATCGATATCGTCGAAGACATTCAACGTCTTGGCATCCATCTCACCGATGATGTCACGGCCCAGGATACCACCGCAGAGTCTCTACGCTTCCGGTGGAAAAACGATCCGGCCGACACGTTCTTCAAGAAGGTGAATAACACCACGCACATCAAGGCCCTCGCAGGCATCTACAACCTTTGCGAGACCGGCCCAATCTTCTCAAATCTTGCTGATAAGATTTTGACGAACCGCGAGGTGTGCAACGCACGAGCTCTCAACAATGGACTTGAGATCACCAAGAACATCGCCGGGTTGGTGGCAAAGGCCGCCTACGACCTGGACGAAGATCAAGCCGCTCTGAGACACGACGCCGACATTCACGTACGAACCATCCAGTACTGCATTAACCGATGCGTGCTGAAGGGCATCAAGCTCGTACAGCCACACATGTCTGCGACGCCGTATTTTCGGAGCGCGGGGCGCTGGAGAATTACCCGACTCACCGCCCCGTCTTCAGGGTCCAACCAGTAAATTGTCACACTGATAAGGTCTTCATTTATAACAATGCGTTTCATTGTATCAGGGGGAAAGAGTACTTCATTGGAGGCCAGATTCAATTCGGTCTCAATGAATATCTCCCTGATATGACGTACCGCAGTGTTTTTGGACCTTGTGTGGGACATAACGGGATCGTCTACGCCAACAACGACGATAACGTGGCACTGGCATTGCGCCGGCTCACAGCTGTCCGGCTACCTGAAGACCCTGGTTATCACGCACAACTCCTCACCAACCAGAATGTATATATTCAGCAGCACACATCCTTCATACAACACCTCGCCGGTCTCTATGCGCCCTTCTTTGAAGACTATCTTGGAGCCGACGTTGAAGCACAAATACACCACGCAGACCCACATGAGAAACGCGTCCTTAGAATCCAAGCCTGGGACGACATAATCAACAATGATCACATGAACATAACCACGTGGATGGACAAGACA